TGCGTGACAGCATCGCCGAGTCGATGCCCGCGCTGCGTCTCGCTGGGCTTCTGGTTCCGATCTACACGGCGGCACGGCACTTCATTGAGCTTCCCCCGGGAAAAGCCTTGCGCTGTGGGCAGCTAGCGCCGTCGACCTGAGTGAGTTTGACTGCGCGCGCTGCCCGGCGGCGCGGCGGTCGACCTTCGGGTGCCACGGTAACGGGCGCATCGCGTTTTTTGCCGGCACCCCGCACGAGACGCGCACCTGCCCACGGCGCCACATCCTCGACCACCCTGACGTCACCGGGCCGCTGTCCCTCTGGCGCGCCTGCGAGGGCAAGCCGGGCATTGAGGCGCTGCGTGTGCTCTCAACGCATGCCGTCGACGCTCTGGGCGTGGTAGACTCTGGCCGCGCCGCGAAGTCTGCGGACGACGCACGGCATGCGAGCGAACGAGCGAGCGCGTCAGCGCCCGCAAAGAGGTGAATCGTGACGACCGGGCAGACCATCGAGGCCAAGATCACGGTCGACGCCAAACAGGCGCAAGCCGAGGTCGTCAAATTTACCGGCAGGCTGTCGGAGGTCGAAGAAAAGGCGAAGTCATCGAACGGCGCGATGGTTCGATGGCAAGAGCGCATGAAAGACGTTCAGAGCAAAATGGGGCCGTCGGCGGCCGCCATTTCAAGCGTGGCTAGTGCCTTGGGCCAGACCGGCGGCGAGGTCGCGAAGGTGGTTAATGCCGCAGGGCAAATGGCAGCCGCTTTCGGTGCTGGTGGACCGTGGGCGGTTGCCATCGTCGGCGCGACGTTGCTCGCCGATGAATATGCGAAGGCCGAGGCAGAGATAGCAGCGAACGCAAAGATTGCCGATGAAGCGTTAAAAGCATTCGGCGCGAATCTGACGCAAAACAGCGGCAAAGGCTTGGAGTTTATCAAGCAGAAAGCCGACGAAGCGGCAAGGGCTGTCAGGGATTTTGGCAAGACGTCTGAAGAGGTAACGATAGCGAATGCTCGGCTTGAAATTGCGGATACTGAGCGTCGCATCCGTGGCCTAGACGAAGCCATCCAGCGCCGAGAAAGAAACATCGGCATCGCGCGGCAGGAAATGAACGACCCGGCCATCATTAAAAGCCGGCAAGACATTATCGATCGATTGCGCACTGTGGCCGAAGAAACAACGCTTATGAAGGAAACCATTGCGCGACGCAATGAACTTACCGCTACACTTAAGAATCAACAGGACGAAACGCGTCGGCTTATCACTGCGCAGCGCACGCTTCGCGAACTTGAGGACTTGCCAGAGGGAAGCGCCGACCTAATGGCCGCCGCCGGCGGCGGAATTCGGACCACCGGCTCAAGCATTGCCGCAGGCATGAGGCAAGCCGAGATCGATCGATGGAACGAGCGCGTCAAGCGCGATAAGGCCGAGCGACAGGCGCAGCTCGCCAAGATCAAAGAGGACCGCGATCTAGCCGCCATGCGCGCCGATGCAATCTTTAAGGCCGAGGAAGATCGGGCCAAGGAATCAGCGCGGCGACTGAAAGAGATTGCCGATCAGCGTCGACGCGAAGAAGAAGAAGCGCGCCGCGCAGAAGAAGCCGCGCGCCAAGCCGAGCTGCGCGATCAGGAGCAGAAATTCACCGCGCTTGCGACCGGCATGGCGACCGCCGTGGGGCGGTTCGCGACCGAGGCGGCGATGGGGCAGGAGGAGGCGCTTGCAAACCTGCTGTCCGCGGCGGCGGCGCAAGCCGGCGGCATGATCACGCTTGAGGGAGGCAAGATCCTTGCGGCCGGCATCGCTGGCGCGCTCGTCGGCAACCCTGCGGCGCCTGGGCAGATTGTCGGCGGCGCGGCGCTCGTCGCCGCAGGGACCGCCGTGCAGACCGGCGGGCCGGCGGCGGTGCAGTCGCTGCTCGGCATGGCCGGCATGGGCGCAGGCAAGGCGAGCGGCGGCGACAGCGGCGCCGCGCGCGACCGAGGGGCTGCACCCCGCTCGCCACGCGGCGGCGGCGACGGTGGGCCGCTTGTCATCAATGTTTCCTACGGGGTCGGCGGGCCATTGCCCGAAGACACCGCGCGCGAGATCGCAAAGGTCATGAAGACGGGCAACCGTCGACGAGGTGCCGCTTGAGTTACCCTGTCATGCTTGGCGCCATCGTCATTCAGACGAACATCAACAACCGGCTGCGCTTTCGTGAGGGCGCAGGCGCAATCGGCAACGTCGACCTCGCCGCCGGCACGTATTACCTGCGCGGCGATGGCGCGACGGGCGACCTACTTCTTGAGATCAAGAACAAGCTCGACGCGTTTGGCGCGCTGGGGAATGCGTATACGGTCACGGTCGCGCGCAGCATCGACCCGGCGGCAGCGCACACCGCGATTACGATCACGCGGTCGGCGGGCACCGATACCTTCCAACTTGTGATCGATGGCTCGCAGACCTTCGACATGGCCCTTATCGGGTTCACCGCGTCGACAGCCAATGACGCCAATGCGAAGACCTCGACGCAGGCATGCGCGGCGGCATGGGTTGGCAACGACGTTGCGCGCGAGATCGAGCCCTACAGCGAGCGCACCGTGGCCGTGCCGCGCGCGGTATCGGGTCGCGTGCAGGGCGTGACGCGCTCGGCGCGTATGCAATCCTGGCGGCTCGGGCTGGCCTTTATCGACGAGCGCCGCACCTATATTGAGAACGCCCTTGCCGGCGCGCAGGACACGCTTGAGGGCTTCATCGAGCGTTTCGGCGCGGGCGCATCGCTTGAGCTCCACGAGCAGGCCAGCGTGACGGGCGTAGCGCTTGGCGCGCTGTCGTCATCGACGCTGGTAGACGTGTGCCATTTCTCCGAGGACACGCTTTCGCGGTTTGAGCCTACGCGCTTGGGGCCGGGCGTGCCGCTCTACTCAATCGATCTGCGCCTGCATGCGAGGGTGTGACCCATGGGATTTTTCGACGACTTTGCCGGGGCAGACTCGCATGCGGACCTCGTGCTTGCGGTACGCATCGAGGGTATCCCGGTGGCGTTCGTCGAACGCGCCATCCCAGCCGCGGTGGCGACGGGGCTGACGGGCTACACGCAATTTGCCGGCCTGACGCGCATCGACGAAGGCGAGGCGACCCTAGACGTCGACGAGCGGCGCGAAATGGCCGCGACGATGCAGATCGAATTGTTGGACGATGACGCTAAGACGCTGGCGAGCCTGTTCGCGCTCAACCGTCGCTCGTCGACGTTCTTGACGGCGAACGCCACCGCGGCGGCGACGGCGCTGACGGTCGATGCAACCGCGGGGCTCGCAAACGGACAGACCGTCTACACCGACGGCGAGACGATTACGATCGGCACCGTCGCATCGTCGACGAGCCTGACCGGCTGCACCCGCGGTGCGTTTGGCTCGACCGCGGCGGCCCTGTTTGGGACGCCTGCGGGCTTCGAGGCGCCTATCTACACCGCGCCGCCGTCGTGGCGCAGTCGCCGGGCGTTTCTGTATGGCTACTCCCTCGACGCGCGCGGCAGCGGGTCAGAGGCGCTGCTCGGTGTGTGGATCGTCGACTCGTCGCCGCAGCATAGGGGCGATCTGTCGTGGTCCATGTCGTTCGCCAGCGTTGCGCAGGAATACTACGACCGATCGATCGGTATCGGGCTGTCGACGGCGACGGTGCTTGAGCGGCCGACGTTCGCGCTCGTAAGCGGTCGACAGACGTACGAGTATGTTGTCGACAATCCGGGCGCCTTCCGGCTCGGCAACACACATCCCACGTACGCGCTTCTTCGTTGGCAGAGCATCGGCTGCATTTGCGAGGTCTATCAGGTCAACGTCAATTCGATAGTCGTCTACGGCGAAGCGCTTTTCGGCACGCTGCAAACGATTTCGATCTTTGAGGGCACGGAAACCCTACAGCCGATTCAGATCGTAGCGTCGAGCAGCATCACGTCGATCCTTATGGTGCTCTTGTCGCGCGAAGGGCAAAACGCGACGGTCTACGATCAGCTCCCTGGTCGGCTGCAAACGGCCACCGATCCGGGCTGGCGCTATGGCGCGGGCTTCACGGCCAACGAGATCGACACGGCGTCATGGACGTCGTGGGATTCGTCGCGCGTATCGAGCGTGATCATCGATCAGGAGCAGCGCCTAAGCGACGTGCTGCGCGAGTGGTGCCTGCTAAACGGCGCCGCGACGCGCGTGACGAATGACGGCAAGCTTGCGGTCTTTTCGCTCGCGACGCCGCGCGTGACGTCGACGACGACGCTGGGGGCCGACAGCGTCATCCCTGATTCGCGCGTCGAGGTGGTGGCCGACGAAGCCGCGATCTACCCGTTGGCGCACGTCAAGGCCGACTATTCGCCTTTCGAGGCTGATTTTCGCAAAGAGGGCGACCTCGTCGACACCGTCGCAGCCAAGCGGCACCCGCGCAGTCAGGAGCGGCGCGAGATTGAGTTTCGCTCGATCGGCGTGACGAACATCCCGCTGTACGACGTGTCGATCGTGCCGTTCACGCCACCGGCGAGGATGACGATCGGCGAACTGCAACAGGTCGCGGCTGATATCCAGCGCGGCGAAGGTGGATTCGCCCGGCGCTTCTTGTCGCTGTCGCTGACGCTGGCGCACCTCGGTCTGCGGATCGGCGACGTCGTCACGCTGTCAAGCGCATTGCCCGACGGCTTCGCGCAACTCCCCGACTTGCGCGGCGGCACGCTGGGCGGCGTGCAAGCGCGCGTCGTCTCTCGTCGTCCACGGTACGACGACGGCAGGGTCGACGTGCGGTTGCAGGTCCTTGACCCGCTGCTGCTCGTTGCACCCGCGGCGGCTATCTCGTCGCTGGTCGGCTCGACGCTGACGCTGTCGACGACGGGGCCGGAAGTATCGGGCGCGTCGCCGGCAAACGACTTCTTCGCTAACGCCGCTGTGCGCGTCTACGACGTCAGCGCTGGCGTCGTGCACAACACTACCGTTTCGTCGATCACGTCAGGCACGCAGCTAGTCGTGGCGGCTGCACCGGCGTTCGCCGGCGGCATCGAAGCCGGGGTCGACTACATCGTGGGCAGCGTGTCGGCGACGACGGTGTCAGGCACATCGGTCAGCGGCTACACGGTCGCTGAGTGGGGCGCGTTGACGAATGCCGCTGGGCGCGTGACGACCACGGTGGGGAACACTGAACCGCGGTGGAGGTAACGTGGCGCGCCGGAAAAACTCGTCATTCGTCGGTGCATCCGTGCGTGACGTCGCGCGCGACGCATCGATTTACTCGCGCGTCGTCGACAACGCGGCCGGCGACCTGCAACTGCTCTACGACCGCCTGACCGGCGAGAACGGGCACACGGCCGCCGAATTGCTCGACCATTCCGGCGGCGGAAACGGCGCGGCAATCAGCATCCCGCTCGGCGCGCAGACCATCCGACGCTCGCTGCGGCTGGCCGGCGCAGGCGCCAATGGGACGCCCTACTACATCATCGTCATCCCGGTCTTCGTGCCAGACAACGGCGAAGGCTTGTTTCGGTTTGACGTCGACGTCGACACATTCGACGACGAGCCGCTTGATTGCGAAGTCAGGACAACGACGTGGACGCTGGACGCCACCGCGCCGGGATCGATTGAGGAACGCGTAGGGCCAACGGCCACGATCCGCTTCACGCTCGATCTTGCGCCCGGATGGAAGTATCTGGCCGTGCGTCGTCGGCTGTGGGTTGACGAAGAGGACACCCGCGCATTCCTGCTCGGGTGGCGCCTCTATCCGTTCTATTTTACGTCGCAGCTATCCAACGGCCTTGCGATCCCCGGATCGACCACGTCGGGCAATCCGTTTCCGTCCCTGGGTACGCTCACGCCCACGGTGGCGGGCGACAACGTGATCGACGACGCGATGACCGCGCCGAATTCACCGCTCGATCCGTGGGTACTGACGCGCCTTAACCGCATGATCGGCGCGTTGTGGGAATACGTAACCGGCGCACCGGTGCCGGGCAACAACGTCACGTCGCTGGGCACCACACGCAATCATAATCGCGCCAACTTCACCGCTGAGCCACGGATCGAATTGCCGATCGCGTCGGTCGCGCTGTCGGCGCTCGCCGTCGAAGCGGTTACGATGAAAAGCAACTTCATCGGCACGTTGTCGACGTCGGACCCGATTGAGGGTCCGGTGGATTTCGTGCGGTACCCGCAGACGACGACGTCAGGCGGCTCGCCTGTCGTGCACGTCGTCACCCGTAACGAAATCTGGTTGCCGCCGTTTGAGACGGGTGCTTCGTCGACGCTTGCCGCGCGCGTCCTGATCGCTGACTACAGCGCGGGCGGCGCTATCGGCGGTAACTGGCAGGCGCGCTTTTCTTTCGGCGCGGCGACGTCGTCATGGGTAACGTTTACGCAGATCGGTTCGTTCCGCCTCTGGGCCGCGACGTTTAGCGCGCTCGACTACACCGCCGGGTCGCCGAACATCCTGCGGCTCGAGATCCAAAACACGAGCGGCAGCGCGTCGATCAGCGGGCAGGAAATCGTCGTGCTCGGCTATGCGCTCGCCTTCACGCCCTGAGAGGTGCCACCGTGCCGCGTCCCATCTCCCGCGCCATTTCGTCGACGAGCCTGACGCAAGATCAGGTGCGCAGCTACGCGCCAGCGCATGCGAGCATTGCCGAGTCTATCGCCGGGCGCGTGCGGTACCTCTACGAGCTTGCGACGGGGCGCGCAGCCATAGCCGATGACGGGGTAATGACGCCGCTCAACCCGCAGGGCTTGCCTGGTGTCGACCGCAGCGGGCCACCGTGGGGCGACGCGCTACAGCACCCGATGTGGCTCTTTGAGGGCACCTTCGCGTCGTCGACGATGTACGGCGAAAAGCCGATCATGCCTCTCGCCAGCAATGGGGCTGTCGACTCAATCCGCGCGCGGCTGCATGTGCGGCCGTTTCAGTTTGCCGCGCTGGCACCCTACGGGCTTGGCGAACTAACGATCTTCGGGCTGCGCACCGGCGGCGCTGGCACGGCGACGGCTACGATCAGCGTCTATGCCGATCGCACTAGCAGCGGGCCAGCGCGAACCACTACGCTGTCAATGTCGTCGACGACGGCGCTCGCCAACGCGCAGGTCATGGTGCCGCTCGCACCGGGCTTCTGCGAGCGGCTGATCAAAGTCGAGTCGACCGGCACACCGCCATTTGCGATTACGCACATGGCGATCAGTCAGATCAAACGTCGGTCCCATTGACGAGACGGCGCACCCGGTCAAGCGCCACCTCTGCGTCTTTGGCGCGCGTGCGCCAACATGACGCGTCGGCGCGCGCGTCGTCGAGGGCGGCGACGAGCGACGCGATGCGTTCGCGCGCGCGGCGCAGGTGGTAGCGCGCCTGAGCGGCCGTCATCTTTTCGATGACGCCATCGGCTATGTGCTCAGTCGTCGACGACATGCCCGCCCCCATGCTCGTCGTACCACCGCGCCAATCGTTCCGCTCGCCGTTTCTCGTCGCGACGGTCGAGCGCGCGCAGGTACAGCCACGACGCGCCCATGGCGCACGCGAGAAACGCTATTCCGAGCATGGCGGCCACCCCACGAGCAGCGCCATGCGCGGGCCGTTTGTCGACCGACCGAGGCGATTCAGGTCGCGCGCCGTGGCCCATCGTGCATTTCCTGCGTCGACGAAATCGGCCAGATACCTTGAGTTTGCTCGCGTTTCGACGATAAGCCCACCGTTGCATATTGCCGCCGTCCTGAGCCGCTTGAAACTGCGCGATTGATTCGACTGCGTTTGCGGTGGCCTGACTTTCTTTTCTAGCTGGATCTTCCGCGCGCAGACGTTGCACCTATCGCCCTTCGGCATCGCGTGGTTGTGGCATTGCACGCACCGACGCGCGCGCGGCACCGGTGGCAAAAGCTCGTCCTCAAGACACCGCACCGGCGCAGGCTTGTGCTGCTTTGGCCTATCGTCGTCGTCGACAACGCCCATCGAAAAGAGATCCATGATCAATCCTCCCATGCTGGCGGTTCTGCGCCCGCCTGATCAAAAACATCACGTACCGCCTGCGCGCGCCATCGGGGGATCGCCAGCCGCTCTGTCTCCCATAGCGAGATCGTCGACTTGCTTGCACCGATCGCCGCCGCAAGGTCTTTGCCCGACCATCGCGCGCGCATGCGGGCGATAGCGAGCGCCTGACCGCTGCCCTCGGGCAACACCGGCAGGCGCTTGGGGTCGGCGCGCATGGCTTGGAGCTGCGCCAGCGCGTTGTGCAGGCTGGCGATCCCTGCCTCGCATGCGCGCAGGCGGTCGTCGACCGAAAGCGCCACCACTGGCGTCGTCGTCTTTGGTTTCGCTGGCATGGGCCTACTCCGCGAACATCGTGGGCGTGTACCCACGGGCAAGGCGCTTGCGCGCGATCTCAAAATGCTCGGGCTTCTCTTCGGCGCCGACGGCGCGGCGCCCCTCCATGACCGCCGCAAGTAGCGTCGTGCCGCTGCCCACGAACGGGTCGCAGACGAGGTCGCCGGGGCGGCTGTAGTCGCGCACGATGGCGCGCATCAGCCCAAGCGGCTTGGCCCCAAGGATGCCGCTGTCGTTCGCTCTCGCTGGATCCTTGCGGCTGTCGTTCGTGTATCCGCCTGGCAGCGTGCCCCACCGCATAAACTCGATTGTGCGCGGGCGCGCGACGACGATCCAACAGGTCCACGACGACGGCCCATCGCCCGACAAGCGAATCGGCCCACCTTCGTTGAACCACGGCAGCGGCGCAAAAACGTAACGTCCTGCCGCTTCAAGTGCAGACGTGTATGCTGAAACAAGATCGTGAGACGTGAAAGCCACAAACCAGCCACGGCAACGCGGCGACCATGAATCAACCAACGCTTTGACGTCGCTAGGCCTCATCGGTTCGTATTGAATCGGTTTTCTGTGATGCTTGGATGCAAGTTTTTCGTTGGTAGTCCGTTGCCCTTCATGCGTCCGCGCCCCGTAGGGCGGATCGCAGATCACCGCGTCGACGGCGTCAACGTGCGCCAGCGCGTCTTGCCAGCGCCCGGCGTGTAATTGTGCTCCCATCTTGTCTCCCTGTCGGCGGCTTAGGTGCCGCCCATTTCGCGATAAATCTTCTGCACCAAGCCCCAATCGCGATCGGTGAACGCGCTTTCGGGCTTGCCCTTACTCTCTGAAACGGCTTTCTTGGCGCGCTTCCATTTCGCTTCGTCGCGTCCCTGTCCTGGCATGGCTACCTCGTCTCTCGCTCGACGTGGGCACGCAGGCGGCGCACAATTGCATCGCGTTGGTACCAATCGAAAAGCGCGCGTGATTCTATCGCGGCGATAGTCACTCGGACAGACTCACGCAGCGCATCAAGCTCGTCGGCGCGCTGGTCGCCCCTGACGGCGTCGTAGTCGCGCACCGCATTGCGGACGATCGCTATCGTCGCGTCAGCGCGCGCCATGCGTTCGCGCAGCGCCGCAAGCTGCCAACCCATCTGGTCGACCAGATCGGGCGCCTCGGTGTCATGGGGCATCGTCGGCGTCCTTCCCGTCGTCCAAGCGGGCGCCGTTGCGCGTTTGGTAGATCGTCAACGCGCAGTCAAAGACGCGCCAGCCGGCGTCGAGCTTGTGCGACGGGATGACGTGCTCGACGACCTCGTCACCGTCGACAGGGACGTGGAACACGAGCCCACCTTCGACGACGACGTTGGCGCACGACAGCAGAAACCGATACGCGGCAAGCTGGGGCACGACCTCGTCGTGCACGCCCTTGCCCGTCTTAAGGTCTGCGATCAACAGCTTCCCGTCGCGTTCGACGACGAGGTCGAGCGTTCCGCCGAAACCCATCGGCGACGTGTAGGCCGTCTCCGACAGCACGACACGATCGCACGTGCGCTCGATGTGCTCGATGGCCCGCCGCGCGCAGACGAATGCTTTTGCATTGTCATCGTCACTAATGTCGATGCCAAGTATGTCTTCGCCCGCAAAGTGCGCCTCAACGAGCGCGTGCGCGCGCGTGCCAAGATCAGCGGCTTTGTCGCGGCGCGCGAACACCGCCTTGCGCCCAACCTCCTTCGCAGCATCCGGCGGCACCCCGTTCGCGCACGCCTCGACCGCGGCATCGGCAGCGGTGCGTGCGGCCCACCCGACCAGCGCAGGCTTATCGAGCACACCGAGCACGGTGGTAACGCCTGGCACCCGCTTGCCGTCGACGCGGTATTGCCGCCGCGCGGGCTTGTCCTGCTTTGTCGTCGTCGTCATTTTGCTTCCTCTCGCAACAGCTTTCGCATTTCGACAATCAGGTGGTTGCTGCACCGCACGCGAATCATGATCGCCTCGGTCGTGCAACCTTGCCTAAGTAATCGCAAAATGTGTTCGCGCTTGACGGTGTCTTTCTTGCGGCCGGTCATGGTGTTTCTCCCTTCGCCTTGGCGATGGCGGCGCGCACTTGCTCGCCGGTCACTCGGTTCGTCTGCTCCATGACGCGAAGCGCGAGCGTGCAGGCTTCGCGCAGGCGCTCGTTCTCTGCGAGCAAGCGACGCAGGACTTCGGTGCCATCGACGGTGTACCCGCCGCGCCAATGACCGTGCGGTTCCGACGTCACGGCGCACGCCGTCGAGCCGTCGCACCAGCGGGAGACGTGGATCGTGCCGAGGGTTTGGTCGCCGCGCTTCAAGGCCGCGATGACGTCGGCGTACTGCTCGTCGGTGATGGTCATGGCTTTTCCTTCGGCAGCTTGCAGGCGCATCGCAGCTTGTCGCAGAGATCACACGTCGGAGGCACGTCCTCTGACTGCGCGGCACGAAGGCGTGCGTTCTCCGCTCGCAGCAGGTCGATGACGTCTTGAATGAACGTCGGCGGATCGACGCCGTCGTGCGGGGCGTCGTCGGGATCGAAGCCCGCGCTCCGCGCCACCGCCTTGAGTCCGTCGACCCACCCCGGCTTGTAGTGCTCCGTGATCGTGCGGACCTTCGCCCGCAGGCGCTCGACCTCCTGCACCAGCCAAACCACGTCGTCCTTGCCCCACGGCACGGCCATCGGCAGCGTGACGGGAATGTTCCACTTGGTCTTGATCTCGTCGAGGCGTTCGTCGGTCATGGTTTCTCTCCCCTCAGTCTGGCGAGCGCGTCGCGCTTCAGTTTCAGCCAACGGCGTTCGCTTTCAGCAAGGTCGACACGAGCGTCCGCAAGCTCGCTCTTCACTTCTTCGTCGGTCATGTCGAGAAGGTCGTCGTCGAGAGACGACAGCGCCAGCTTCAAGACAGCGGTCGGGTCAGGTTTTTCAGGTTTTTCCATGTCCACTCCTGCCACTCGAGTTCGACCGCGACCCACCACGGGACGTACTGCGGCCAACCTTGCTCGACGACGCGCTGACCGTTGACGCGGTGCCATGCGCTGAACGGCGCTGCGCTGGTGCAAGGGGTCACGGCCACCTCCGCTGCTCGGCCACGCCGAAGACGCGCACGCTGTCGTTCGTGGCGCTCGTCGTGGTCGTCGACTGGCGCGAGAGCCGCGCCATCAGGCGGTCGGCACAGCCGTGCGAGTGCCCGCAGACCTCGTAGCGCCAGCCGTCGAAGTCGATCACCAGCGTCCGCAGGACGTAGCCGAGGTCGCGGCTGCATCCGGCGCAGGGGAGCGTGGTCGGGGAGTTGGTGTTCATGGCTCTTTCTTCGTCGCCTTTGCGATAGCGGCGCGCACCTGCTCGCCGATGATCGTCGCCGTGTTCCTGCTCCATGTCGTCGCGGCCACCGCCTCGCACGCTGCCAGCAGGTCAGGCGCAGCGGCGATCAGTCGGGCGTCGGTATCGGCCTGTTCTTCACCAGCTGCGGGAGAGGAGTAGACGTCGCAGAGCGTCTCGCCTGTCTCGCAGATGATAACCTCACCTACGCCCTTCACAGCCCAGGGCCCTGGTGTGTGCTTCGTCATGTCAGAACCTCCCCGTCGTGACCCACTGGACCGCCGACGCGTAGTCGTACACGACTGTGTCGCCAGTCAGCTCCTCATAGTCCCAGTCCGACAGCGGTCGCTTCTGCGCCTTAGCTGACTTGTGGCGCAGAAACCAACCACCGTCGCTATCCGACAACGCACAGCGCTGCTTGGACTCGATCACATCCTGCGGGTCGCCACCGAGTCGGTAGAACACCAGGCCCGGCTTTTCGTTTGACGGCGCAGGTGGTTCAGCCGGAACGTCGGGCTCCGCCTTCACCAACACGAACCCGTGCTCACGCGCGAGGTTCTCGAGCTGTCGGCGCTCCTCATCCACCCTGCGCGCCTTGCCCTCATCCGCCACCCAGCCGAAGAATGCCGTCCGCTCCCACTCGTTGATCATGTCGTGGTAGACCAGCGCGTTAACGGCGTCCCATGCCGCGATGTTGTATCCCCCCGGCAGCACACCAGAGATGCTGGTCACAGGGTTGCCGTGCTTAAGCAGCATGATCTTTTTGCCCTGGCGCACGGACACGTAGTCCCAGTTGGGGTGAACAGCGACCGACACACCGCTCCGGGTTTTTCCGGCCCTCAAGATGTCGGAGTCATACGCATCGTCGAGCAACCGCATGACCTTCATCACCGCTTTTTCTTCTTTGATCTTCATGACGACAGTTCCCTCTTCTGGATTTGCAGGTAGGTGACCCCGTGCGACCACGTGTCGTCGTCTTTCACCTTCTTGAACAACAGATCCGTCGGTCTGATCTTCCGGTAGTACCCCTCGGAAGCCTTCTCCAGCCGTTCGACGTCCTTCTTGTTTTCGGTCAGGATAACCTCGACAGCTGCGTGCATTTCCGGCGTCCACGCGGCATATGCCACCGCACTGAAACTGCGAGCCAGAACCTCCAATGCCGCCAGCAGGTCAGGCGCGGCGGCGATGAGGTGTGCGTTTGCTTCAATGACATCTCTTCCGATCGGCTGCCCAGAAAGACCAAGACAAGGCGCGACCGTCGCCGTCGCGTCTGGCCACGGCGCTTCGGTCCTCTCGTGCCCGAGGTTGAGATGAGCGACCCAGTATTTTCCGGCGCGATACGGTTCGTCGACCACTTCGTCGATCGTCCACGGTCCCGGTGTGTGCCTCGTCGTCATTCGTCACCCCATACTAGTTTGATCTCTACTCGGTACTGCTTCGGCGCGCCCTTGCGCTGCTCGTAGCGCCACGCGATCGGGCCGCGCGGCCCATCGTCGACGCCGAAGAACGCGGCGACCTCGTCGCGGATTGCCTTGAACGCCCCGGCAAGGTTGTCGTCGTCGAGCATGCGCGGCGCGATACGAGCCAGCGTGCACGTCGTTGGCGGGGTTGGCGCGTCGATGCCCGGAAACCATTGGCAACGCAGCGCCACGGCCACTACAGCGCGCTCTTTCTTGGCTCGCGCCGCGCGTCGGGTCCAGTGCACGCGGGCGTTCAGCGCGGCGCCGAGGCGCATGCCCTCAATCGGGATTGCGATGGTCGTCATTCCCACACCCGCACGCTAAGGACGCCAGCCCGCTCCAGAGCATCGGCCCCGAAAAGCCAGTTGAGGCGGGTGATGCACCGGTCATCGGGCACGGCGCGCTCCTGCTCCCATAGGCACACCGCTTGACGCGTCACGCCGCAGACGTCGGCGACGTAAGCGAGGCTGTAGTTTTTCGTCGCACGCAGCGACGCGAGGCGTTCGCCGTCGAGCCTGATTCGCCTCGGTCCTCTGTACCTGTCGATCACGTCGTCACCTGTCAAAAAAGAAGCCCCGAATCCCTGCGGCCACCTGAAGCGATTCAGACGGACGCCCGGCGGCGGAATTGCTACCGGTTTGCCGCGCTCGGGGCCACACGCGGCGGGGTCGGTGCTACTGCGGCTGTCGGCGCGAAAGGAACGCGGGTGCGGCCTTGCCCGGCGTGGCGGGCTTCGCGGTGGGCGCGGGCGCGGGCGCGCTCGGCGCCTGGCCGGCGACAAGCTCGCGCTTCTTGATCTTGTTGCGCGCTTCCCAATCGCCCTTCGCGGGCTCGACGTCGACGGCGGCGATGCACTCGCGCTCGAGCATCGGCGCGAGGCTCGACCCGCTGACGCCGTACGCGGCGAGCATGCGCACGACGTAGGCACGACCGCGCGCCATGACCTTGCCGTCCTCGTGGGCGACGACGTAGCGCGACCAGATCTTGCGCCCGCGGTGGGGGCTTTCGTCGTCGCAGATCGTCTCTTCGATCGACGCCATGATCGTCGTCGGGTTGTTCTTCGACGGCTGCACCTTCGCCGAGGTGCAGATCACGCGGTACCGGCCCGGCGGCAGCAAGTCGAACGAGGGCGCCTCCACCGTGCTCGTGTCAAACCCGAGATCCATGTCGTCGCCGCTACTGCTGTCGTTGTTCCAATCGCTCACGTTTGCCTCTGCTCGTTATGCGGGCGCCTATCCCCCGCGTTCGGCTGGTAGCCCCGTGACGTGGGGCTAGGCGTTCACGCGCGTTGCCGATCCATCCACCCGTCGAGGTAGCCTTCGCGCAATCCGTCGACGTACGACCCGAGCCTGACGACCTCCCGCAGCGAATCCGAATCATCGGCGTCGTGCATGTCGACAGACCAGATCACGTTAGCCAGCGCGCGCGCGAGCGATTCTGTCGGCATGACGTCGCGCCTCACGTTGCACCGCCGATCTTCGCGATGATCGCGCCGAGGTCAGCCGGCTCGTACGCCTCAAGCTTGCCGCTGCGGTCCTTCGCCACCGATTTGCCATCGGTCGCGGTCAAGAGGTAGCGGCTGGCGATCTTGCCGCCGTTGCCATCGTCTTCGTCGACGACGATCAGGCGAAACACCTCGTCAAAGAGGTACGGCAATGCCTCGCCCAGCTTCGCGCCTGGCATGCCGATGCCGTGACTGACGCGCCCCGTCGCTTCGTCCTTCGTGCTGGCGAGCTTGGCGCTGAAATACACGCCGCACGACAAGTCGCGGAAAGCGCGCATGATCTTGAGCATCTCGTCGGAGAGCGCGCCATACGCGGCTCTGGGATCTTTGGTTTTTGACTTTTCCGCGCTCAAGACCACCTCGCCAATCTCGCTGACGCTGTCGAGCACGACCCACGCGTAGCCGTGGTCGCCCGCGCGCAGCTCGGCGTAGACGGCGCGCAGCGCTTCGATGCTCGTGACCTCGACAACGTCGGCGTCGATGTCGGCGCCAGCGAGACTGAGCAACCCGGCTTCGGCCGAGATGATCAGGATCTTTCCGGTAAGCGATGCAATCAGCGTCGTCTTGCCAACGCCAGCACCGCCGTAGACGAGGATCTTGGGTGCGCGGCTTTCGACGGCGTCGCGCAGGCTTTTCTTTGTAATCAACATAATCTGTGCTCCGTTCAGAAAGTCAGGATGTCCAACGTGTCGCACGCGCTGTCGAGCGTAGCGCCAAGGTACGTATCACCGTCGTGCCAGCCGTAGCGCGCGCGGCCATTCGGCAACAGCGACAAGCGGCGGTCGATGCGACGGCCGAGGTATTGCTCAATCGCGGCGCGGAGAAAGGTGTTGTATCGAAGGCTCATCGTCGTCTCTCCCTGTGTGCCGGGCTGCACTGCGCAGCCCGTGGGAGCATCCTACGCCTGATCTGATGACGTGTCAAGTGTTCGCTAGACAAACGACGCAGATCAGGCTAGAGTGGCGTCACAACGCGGCAGATCCGCTGCGTGGGAGGCAGATCAAGTGCAACTCAGGGACTACCAGCAAGAAGCCGTCGACGCGGTGCTTGCCTATTGGGGTAAAGGCGGAACCAACCCACTTGTCGAGGTGCCGACTGGCGGCGGCAAGAGCGCGATCCTTGGCGAACTTGCCCGTGTCGTCGTCGAGGAGTGCGGCGGGCGTGTGGTGATCGCCACGCATCGCGCCGAACTCATCGAGCAAGACGCGGCCGCGTGCCGTCGGGTGTGGCCGATGGCGCCCTTGGCGGTGTGGAGTGCCAGCCTTGGCAAGCGTGGCGTTGCCCCGATCACGGTCTGCGGCGTGCAAACGGTGGCGCGCAAGGCGCGCGATCTGGGCGTGGTCGACGTGCTGATCGTCGACGAAGCGCACCTGATCCCACCGGAAGGAGCGGGACAGTACCAGACGCTCGTGAGGGGCTTGCGCGAGACAAACCCGGCGCTGCGCATCGTGGGCCTTACCGCGACGCCGTACCGTCTCGGGCAGGGCTACCTGACGCAAGGTGAGGGCGCGCTTTTCAGCTCGATCTGCTACCGCGTGCAGATCCCGCGGCTCGTCGCGGCGGGGCACCTGGCGCCACTGGTGACGGGCAGCGTGGGCGCGCAGATCGACACGTCGCAGCTTGCGATCAGGGCAGGCGAATTTGCCGCGCGCGATCTTGAGCTCGCGGCCGACATTGCCGAAGTGACCGAACGGGTCGCCGACGACGTAGCGGCGGCGCTCGCGGCAGGGCGCACGTCGGCGTTGCTCTTCGGGTGCAGCGTGGCGCACGCGGAGCACCTGCGGGACGCGCTCGGCGCGCGCGGCGTCGAGTGCGCCACAATCACCGGCGAGACGGACCAGATGGTGCGGCAAGGGATCATCGGGCGATTCAGGCGGCGCGAGCTCGCGGCGCTGGCATCCTGCGACGTGCTGACCACCGGGTTCGACGCCCCGGTGGTCGACACGTTGGCGATCGTTCGCGCCACGGCGTCCCCCTCTTTGTACTGTCAAATCGTCGGCCGCGGCATGCGCCCTGCCGATGGGAAGGCTGACTGTCTGGTGCTCGACTACGGCGGCAACATTGCCCGGCACGGCCCCGTCGACGAGATCAAGATCCGGCCGAAGTCAAAAGGCGACGGCAAGGCGCCAAAAAAGACGTGCGCCAACTGTGCCGCCGAGCAGCCCGCTGGCGCGCGGGTGTGCTCGGGGTGCGACTGCGAGTTTCCGGAGCCCGAGAAGAGGGCCAACGCGCAGGCGTCGGCTTTGC